GATATAATCAAAAATGAGATATCCGTATCGTTCGGTCGTAACGAGGATAACAAGGCGGCTGATTATGCCAACCTTGCGAGGGGTCAGGGTTTAGAACCTAAGCAAAAGCTGAAGGTCGAACCCATGACTCTGAAAGCGCTCGTCCGTGAGCGTATCGAGGCAGGTAAAGAAATGCCAACGGAAATTTTCAACATCTTTGTTGGAAATAAGACAACAATAAAAAGGAAACAATAAACATGAGTGAAGTACAAACAAGAAAGAAAAACGAGATAAGTGCAAATATGTTTGAAACTGATGCAGGTCAAGGCATTGCAAACATCACACAAGAAGACCTTGCACTTCCGTTCTTAAAAGTTCTTGGCCAACTATCACCTGAAGTTAATAAGCGTAATGCTAAATATGTCGAGGGGGCAGAACCTGGCATGATTATTAACACCGTTACAAATGAAATATTTGACGGGGAGAAGGGGATAGATGTCGTTCCGGTGTATTACAAAAGACAACACATCGAATGGCAAGACAGAGGTGAGAGTCAAGGTGCTCCAGTTAAGATATACGAAGCTGGGGATGATTTACCTAAAACTTCAAGGGACAAGTTTAATAAAGATAGACTTGCTAATGGCAACTATCTTGAAAATACAGCTAGTCACTTTGTGGTTGTGCTCGGCAAAAACCCAACAACAGCATTGATATCTATGAAAGCTACTCAATTAAAAGTGAGTAGAAAGTGGAACTCAATGATGATGGGTTTAAAAATGCAGGGTAAAAATGGTATGTTTACACCACCAACTTATAGCCACATTTATAAACTAAAAACTGTACAACAGTCTAATGACAAGGGTACATGGTTTGGTTGGGATGTTTCTAAAGTTGGACCAATCACTGATCAGGGTGTTTATACAATCGCCAAGGACTTTAGTAATAGCGTTGCTAAAGGAAATGTCGAGGCTAAACACGAGACTGAAGAGACTAGAAAACAAGGAATAACTTTATAGTTTCTCGTAGCGAGGAAGTCGGGGCGACGATGGGAGACTGGAGTCGCCCCACTGACATTTATGGTTGAGGAATTTATAAAGATATTTGAGGGCTTAGATCGTGCCTACGGCACCTTTGAAAGAATAAAAGATCGAACCGCTATAAAAATAGAGGGTAAGAATCGAGTTATCAGAGGTAGACCGAACACGGAACTTTGGCAAAACCATTTAGATGGTAAAGGGCCAGGACTAGGTATCATGCCTCTTAAAGATGATGGCACATGTAAGTGGGGCATGATTGATATTGATCTTTACGACCACGATTACACAGACATAATCGATAAAATACACAAATTAAAATTACCATTAGTACCAATTAGATCAAAAAGCGGTGGAGCTCATCTGTTTTTATTTATGAAAAATTTTGCACAAGCAGATGAAGTTCAACAAGTTGTTAGAAAGTTTGCAGCAAAACTTGGTGTGGCAGACAAGATGGATAAACTCTATCCACAACAAACAACACTACAAGGTAAGGACTGTGGATCTTGGTTAAACATGCCATACTACAATCATGAAGAAGGTAGTCAGTATGCTTGGAAAGAAAATGGAGACGCTGCAACATTAGAAGAGTTTTTTGAAATGCATAAAAAATATGCACAAGATGATTTAGGTGTATACCTGGCTGAAGATGTAAAGATAGTTAAGAGACAAAAAGCAAAAGACAAAACCCCATTACTCCAAGACCTGTTAATACCATGCATTAAAGGTTGTCTAGAACTTAACGGAAAAATACCAGCAGATATTGGACGTAGCGATTTTTTATTACATACAATGACGTTCGTAAAAAGAGCGGAGAAAGAATTAAAGAGAACAGAAAACTTTAAAAATCTTGATACAGCAGAAGCAATTTTAAAAAAAATAAATACACCTGAGTACATGGAAGATCCTCTACCTGATAAGGAGTTAGAGAATACGGTTTTAAAATCCTCATCTAAAAAAGATTATAAGTATTTGTGTAAAAGACCAGCAATAAAAAAATACTGCAACGCTTTAAGCTGTAAGTTTAATATCTATGGTATTAACGAAGAAGAGGCAAAAGAATTAAAAGATGCAAGAGAAAGTTTTGGAACATTAACAAAGTATGAATCTCATCCACCAAAATA